CGGTGGTCGCTTGGCTCATCGCCCGACCGATGGTCAGCGCGTCCGCAGTCGAGACGGAATCAAGGAACAGCTTGGTAAAGGTCTTTGCCGCGACATCGGTAGGCGACGCCTGATCGGCAAAGGACCGGAAGTAGCTCACCGTCCTGGTCAGGCTATCTGCCGTGGCAACTGCCTCGGCCAGCACCTTCACGAACTGGATCGTCTGGTCGTCGTCAGCCGCTGCGCCGTTGACGTCGTCGATGGCGAAGACTTGGTCGGTCAGCAGCTTGGTGAAGGCGCGGCTCACCAGATCCGCCGACAGAGCGGCGTCGGACAGCGCCTTGCCAGTTGCGATCGACTTCTGGTCGGTCGAGCTGGACGAATCAGCAAGTGAGCGGACGTAGCTGACCGTGCGCTGGAGCGAGTCGGTGCTGGTTGCCTGATCGACAAGCGCCTTGGCAACCGAAAAAGCGCGGGTCTCGCTGGTTCCAACAGACTCTGCAATCTGTTTGCCAACGGCGCGACGCAGCGTGTCCGAAGCCGAAGCAAGCTCGTTTGCCGCCTTGGTGAACTGGACCCGGCGCAGATCAGAAGCCGAGGCAGCGTCCTGGCGCGAAGTGCTCAGACTCTTGGCAACAGACTCCAGCGTGACCGCAGCGTCGTTGACAGCCTTGCCGAACGCAACCTGTTTGGCGTCAGACGTGGTTGCCGAGTCCGACAACCCAAGCAGCTTGAGGAACTGGCCCGTGATGGCCTGTGCTCGCATCAGGACGTACTGAGGCGAGGCCACAAGCCTCACATACGAGGCCGCTGCCTTCAGCTTGACCAGGGCCGCGTTGAACTGCATCAGAAGTCCTCGCGCACCTTGAACTTCAGTACGTCATAGACGGTCTGCTTGCCCTGTCCGGCAGGGAAGGTGACCTCGATCTCGCCCTCGTAGTCGCCAGCATCCACGCTCAGGGTGTTCTGGTTCCACGCGAACACAACCACGCCAGCCGGTCCATTACTCACCGCGCCGATCAACGTATCGACCAGAGTCGTCGACCCAACGGCGCGGAAGTACATCCGGCACGTAGCGCCAGTGATGTCGATCGGGGCACCGCTGGTGTCGTCTGTCAGCGTGACCTGAATCTGTGGGCGAGTGTCGCCTTGAACGAGCTTGATCTTTTCGGCCATCTCAGATCTTCCTCAACTGGACGCTCAGGCTTGAGCGGTTCCATCCCCGAACGGCCATCTGTCGCGCAGCATTCACCCCGGCCATGTACCGCGCCTGATTGACGGATGCTGCTTGCGGGTTGCTGTACGGCTTGCCGGAAGACAGTTGCAGTTTGGCGACGGCACCGGAGGCGATCTGTTCGACCCACTGCTCAAAGAGCTGATCGTCACAACCAGTCGAAGAGCGCAGTGGTGCGAGGGCCACGCGCATTGTAAGTGCCGAGGACACCGATTCAGCCGGAATTGGCAGCAGCGAGATCGAGTTCGGATCCTTTTGGATGAAGAACTTCGGCGTCGAGTAGGACGGCACCACGCCACCAATCCGCTGGTTGTAGACCGTGGGATCGCGCACCTGATCCGGTGCGGACGGGATCAGCTCCTCGCCCTTGTGCCATGCCTTCATCACCTTCACGATGCGCGTGCCGGTGACAGGAGTTTCGAGGTCGTAGTCGGGGATCTTCGCAGTTACGGAGACCGGGTCGTGGTCTGCTTGATGGATCATCGTCTTCTCGCAGAAGTCGATGACCGTGTCGCGGATCGCCTGGATGGCGGTGATCTCCGGGCACCCAGCCACTTCGGGCAGCACCCAGGAGAAGAAGTTGTCGTAGGTCTTTGCCACTTACACGCCTCCTGCGCGGACAGCCATCACGTTCGGGGATGCCCCCGGCTTGTTCGCGTCCGGCGAGAACGCAAAGTCCTTGCTGGTCTTCAGCCCGAGCAGCGCGTTGAACATACTCACGTAGCCCTGCGCCAGGGCGGCGTTGCCGCCGAACTCAGCATCCTTCGAGTAGGCGCGGTACAGGACGTAGTTGAACAGCGGCTCGGCGTAGATGTCGTTGACAGACAGCGTCTGTCCGCCAGACGTCACTTCTGTTGGGTTCGCCGAGTACAGGATCTCCAGCTTCTGTCCCGCCGCTGCGGGCGGGTAGACATAGAAGTGGTCTGGGTCTCGGTTGTCCTGAGTGAAGTTGATCGTCGGACCAGCAGCGGCGTTGTGCCAGTTGTAGTCCTGGGCATCGAGCGACTCGCGATCGACGATCCGCACCACGCGACCGGGAGTGTTGTTGGCGTTGATGTTGCGGATGACGTCCAACAGACGGATGCCTGTTGCCGGGATCGTCTGCCTCGTTCCAGCAACGAGGGTCAGGGTCTCGTTCTTGGCGCAGGAGTCTGGGCGGACAAGCGCGATCACTCGCTGACCATCGCTGATCCACTTGTACAGCTCGGACGTGGTCCAGCGGACATTGCCGTCGTCTTGAAGGACGAGAGCCGCCCGAGATGTGATGTCGCTTGCCAGCATCTGCTACCTCACCAGAGAACCTTCCGCGCCCAGTGATTCGCGCTGAAAGGATCGTCCTTGGTCAGTTGACCTTGCTTGTTACGGATACCGCCAGAACGGGCGAGATAGTTCTCGCGCCGCTTGGGGTCTTTGTGCTGCGTGAAGTCCTCCATGCCGCGAAGGCCGAACTTCACGAGCTTGACGTCCTCGCCCTTCTTGGCGAGAACCATCTTCTTGTGGCTGTCGCCAGCCGGTGCGTTCACCGGCTTGTTGAAGCCTGGGAATTCGTGGCCGCGATATTGGAGCTTGCCGCCCTCACGCTTTACGTTTGATGCTTTCACCGGTCTTCCTCTTCACTGAGATTTCGACGGTGTCCGTTGCGGCAACTTCATCGTTGCTGAACGGCTTGCCAGACTGGGCGGGCTGCTGATCCTCAACAGGCTCCCAGTTGCCACCGGCCACCAGCTCCGCGTCAAAGACGGCGGTGCGGCCAGTGCGCTTGTTTCGCATTTGCTTCATGTGTCAACTCAAAAAGAAGCCGCCCCAAGGTTTCCCAAGGGGCGGCATCAAGGAGAAGCCGGGGGAGTCAGGCCCGGCTCATGGCACTACAGATCAGCCCTTGACGGCGACCATGTTCACCAGGGCTTCCGGCTTGATCACGTTGTAGCCGTACACGTTCAGACCACGGACGATGTTGCCGAAGGTGGACTGAGCGCGGAGGGTTTCCACGTTGGTCATTTGGGAAGCGAAGGTGATGGCGTCCTTCGAACCTGCCATCAGGAACGAGTCGCCGTCGTTGGTCTTCGGCAGGTTGTTCGACACGTAGACCGTGAAGCGGTCGATCATGCCGATACGGCCATTGCGGAGGACAGAGGTGTCGTCACCGGTCAGGTAAGCCTGACGCAGTTCCGAACCCTTGACCATCGCGGCCACCCAAGCGGGCATCACCAGCCAGCGGCCAGTCTCGGGGATGTTCTGCTCGTCCAGCACCTGACCGGCGTCCAGGATCAGATCCAGAACGTTGGTCTTGGTGATGGCGCGGGGAGAAGCATCGGTACCGAGGTTGATGTTGCCGGAGATGGCACCAGCGGTGGCACCCTTGTTGGCGGTGGCGGCAGCAGCCTTCACGCCGTTCAGGATGTCGCCGTCGATGGCGATCTTCATCTGCTCGGTGGCATCGTTGGTGAAGATGTCCATCAGCTTGATGTCGGCCTGGGTGGCGTCCACATCATCCAGCACAACGGCGAAGTACTTGCCCTTGTCGATGTTCAACTCAACCGGGGCGCTGTCGGGAACCTGATTGGTCAGGTTGTCGCCCTTGTTGTAGTTGTTGATCGTGATGGTGGGGATGGTGCGGATACGCACCTTGTCGCCCTGGCCCTTGATCTCACCTTCCCAGTCCGTGTTGGCGATCTCGCTGAACACGGTGGTCTTGTAGAACTTGACCTGGAGCTTGCCAGACCAGATCTCGGGGATGAAGTTGCCGCTGTATTGCGTGCGGCCCGCTGCTACGGGAAAAGGCATTTTGAATCACTCCTGATGTTGAATGCGGGTCATCGAACACGACCCTCGATTTGAGCTGCGTGAATGTCAGCTTCAATGGCGATCGCCTCCTGGTCACTCACATCACCACGCCGCACGCGACCGTAGAAGTCAGCGATCTCGGCGCGAGTCCACACCCTCTTGGAGGGCGGGGTCGGCGAGTGCTGGCTCGTGGCCGGTGCAACTTGTTGATCGAGGGACTTGGTGGCATCAGCCGCCCACGATGAAGATGCCTTCTTGTACGCGGTGAAGAACTTCGCGGTGCGGACAGCATCACGCGCACGCTCAGCGGCGCTCAACAGATCCTGACGGCTCGCGCCTGCCAGCTCGTCAACTTCGTCCAACCAAGTCAGAAACTTGGGGTCTTTGTTGACTTCCTGCCAGTCGGGGACCATCTCGGTCAGAGACTTGAAGAAGTCCGTCTCAACCTTCTGGGTCGTGACGTTGGAGAGCGAATCGATCTTGGCCTTGAGCTGGTCGATCTCGTTCTGCTTCGCTGCAAGTTCTTCGCGAGCGATGCGTCGAGCGACATCGATCAACCCTTCGCCGTACTCTTCGATCTCCTCCGGCTTGACCAGAGGCTCAGGCGGCTTCGCGTTCTTCAGCGCCTCGACCTGTTCGGCCAGGGACTGAAGTTGCGTCTTCAGGTCTCGGTTCTCTGCGGCGAGCCGAGGTACTTCCGAGTTGTACTTGCCCTGCAAGACCTTGTAGCGGTGTTCCAACTGGTCGTCTGCACCGGTTGCAGACGGCGGCGTGGAGTCGCCTTGGGGCTTCGGGGGTTCCGGGTCCGTCTTCGGCGGATCCTCTTTTGGAGGGTCGCCAGGAGGCGGATCAGACTCGGGGTTTTGCTGTTGCTTCAGCAGTTCTTCATGCAGTCTGTTGGCCGTTTCTTCG